AAAAGATGGTAAAAACTTTTCTGATAGAATCTGGCAAGATAAGGAACAATTAATAAATACATTGAGAACTAAAATTACTCAATCTTTTATAACTGGTAGTACATTAGATGAAGCTGTTGAAGATATATCTAAATTTGTTTCTGATAAGATAAAAAATAAAGAGTATGTTGCAAGAAGATTACTAGAAACAGAATCTGCTGCTTATGCTTCAAAAGCACAAATAGAAGCTTTTAAAAGTATAGATGTTGATAAATATGAAATAGTTGCAACATTGGATTTACATACTTCTGAAATTTGTCAAGAAATGGATGGAAAAGTTTTTAATATATCGGACCAGGAAATAGGAGTAACAGTGCCTCCTTTTCATTCGCATTGTAGAACAGTGATAGCTCCATACTTTGATGATGAACCTACAAGAGCGTCAAGAGATGAAAATGGAGAGTATAAAGAAGTTAAGTACATGAATTATAAAGAATGGAAAGACCAATATATTAAAAAAGATACAGATAAATTGTACATACAAGTAAATGGTAAAGGCAATCTTGAAAGTAAAAATAAATCTGATATAATTAAATCAAGGAATGCCACAATAGATAAAGAAATTAAAGAAAATGTTTTAAAAGATGTTAAACATAACTCAGGACTTGGAACAGTAGGGAAAAGGACTTTAAGAAATTTAGGTTTAGATGAGAACTTAAACTTTGAAATGATGGATGCTAGAGGGTCAGTATCATCAGATTGTGATATAGAATTGACAAAAAGTAAAAAAATTATGTATAGAAGAAAATTTAAAACGATGAATTTATCTTTAAATGATGAAAGAAATTTATATTATCGTGAAAAAACAATTTTTCATGAATCTTATCATGCTATGTTAGATAATAAATTGGTAGATGTTTATTTTTCTGATGTTGATTTTATAGATAAGTGGAGAGATATAGAAGAAGTTTTTGCTGAATCATCAGGGCATTATTTATCAGACTTGGTAGGAAATAAAGTAAAATTAGGAGTTTCTTACCCAGAGAGAATGGCTGAAGTTTTACCTAGATTAAAGAAGTTTAGAAAATTTAAAGAATGTAAAACTATCTCAGATTTTGGTAGAATAGCATATTATGAAAGGTATAAAGGTAAAAATGCTATATGGATACCTATAAGAGATGTTATTTTTAAGCAAGAGTTGGATATTTTAGAATATAGTAAACAATATGTTGACTATATAGAGAAAAATAAAAGTAAGATATTTACATTGATTTATAAAAATGCTCCTGATATTTTATCAAAAGAAGAAGTAGTAGAAATAGTGGATAGAAGTACTGAAATAATGAAAAATACAACTTCTATTGATAATCTAACAGATTTTGAGAAAGAAATTTTTTATAATGTTTTAGTGTCTGCAATGAAATTAAAGGGGGTAAAATAATGTTTTGGAACCTTTCAAAAGATTTAATAGATCCAAAAAATTATAATGAAGTTTACAAATTATTAGATTTTATTTTTAATGATATCGAAACTGTTTCAATTAAAGATGGAAAAGAAATAAATTTATCAAAAATAGAAAACGAAAAAGCCTTAAAAAGAATCGAAGAATTAGGAGAAATAAAAGTTGTTGAAAATTATAGAGCTGGGAAATATCGTCAAATATAAAATCTCGGATAGTTTTTAATATTTATAGTTTAAGAGGAGTATAAAAGCTCCTCTTTTTTAATGCTAAGGAGAGTGATTAAATTCAAGTAATAATTTAGCTTATTACATATTTAAACAAACATCTCGCCTTTTTAGTATTGTAGGCGATAAAGAACAAGACAACCAATTACGTTGGCATACAACGATAAAAATGAAGGAGTGAAAAAATGGAAAAAGAACAATTAATAGCATTAGGACTTACATCAGAACAAGCCGATAAAGTTTTAGGAGCTCATAAAACATACATGGAAAGTTTTGTTCCAAAAGGTCGTTTTAATGAAGAACTAGAAGCTAAAAAGAATTTAGAAACACAGCTTGCAGAAAGAGACAAGCAATTAAAAGAGTTAGAAAAATCTGTTGGAGATAATAAAGAATTAAAAGCTCAAATTGAAAAACTTCAAAATGATAATAAGAGTGCTGCTGAAAAATATGCAAAAGACTTATTTGATTTACAATTAAACAATGCGGTTGATATTGCAATTACTGGAGCAAAAGGGAAGAACTCAAAAGCAATAAAAGCTTTATTAGACTTAGAAAAAGCAGATTTAAAAGATGGAAAAGTTGTAGGATTAGAAGAACAATTATCTAATTTGAAAAAATCAGATCCATATTTATTTGAGATTGAAAAACAACCAGCTAATCCAAATGGATTTAAACCTGGCGATGGAAATAATAAAACTCCTGGTGGAGATGGACCGAAAACTTATTCAGAAATGGTAGCTATGTTAGAAGCTAATCCTAACTTAGATATTAACAATTTATAAAAAAGGAGAAGATGAAAAATGGCAAAATATTTTGATTCAAAAACATTTAATGCAGAGGCATTTGGAAAGTATTCTAGTAGAATACCTAACACTAAAAAGAATGAATTATTAAAATGTGGAGCGATTAGAGGGAATAAGGAAATACATGATGCTTTTGCAAACCAAACAGGAACTCATTATGCAGTATTACCTATGCTTGGAAAAATAGGAGGAACACCTTTAAACTATAACGGTTCAACAGATTTAACTGCAGGATCTACTAAAACATATAATAGAGGAGTAATTACAATTGGTAGAATGGCGGCATGGACTGAAAAAGACTTTTCATTTGATATAACAGGTGGAGTTAATTTCATGGATAATGTTGCTGCTCAATTAGTAGAGTACTGGGCTGAAGTTTATCAAAATACTTTAATAAAAATATTAAAAGGTGTATTCTCAATGACTGGTGGAGAAGAAGCTAAGTTCGTTGAAGCACATACATATGATATAACTCAAAAAGCAGGAGCAGATGGAGAAGTAGGAGCAACAACTTTAAATAGTGCATCACAAAAAGCTTGTGGAGATAATAAAAACATTATCAAAATGGCAATTATGCACTCAACAGTTGCTACAAACTTAGAAAATCTACAAATAATAAAATACTTTACTCAAACAGATGCAAATGGAATGCAAAGAGAAGTAGGATTAGCTACTTGGAATGGAAGAGTTGTATTTATAGATGATGCTATGCCAGCTGAAAAATTTACTGGAGAAAAATATGCAAAAGTAACAGCATCGCACCCTGAAGCATTAAAAATTACTACTGCTGGAACAGGAGAAAAAGAAGTTGCCGTTGCAACAGTAAATGGCGCAAAATTTGATACTAAATGGACTGTTAAAGAAGGAGAATATGCCGCATTAGTTCCAACAGGAACAAAGTATTCTACTTACTTGCTAGGAGTAGGAGCATTTGATTATGAAGATTTAGGAACATTACATCCTTATGAAATGGCAAGAAATCCATATAAAAATGGTGGAGAAGATACTTTAATATCAAGAAAAAGATTATGTTATGCTCCATTTGGAATTTCTTATAAAACATCTACTACAATATCACCTGATGATACAGAATTAGAAAAAGGTTCTAACTGGGAATTAGTAAAATCAGAAGATGGAGAAGTAATAAATCACAAATCTATCCCAATAGTTAGAATAATTTCAAGAGGGTAATTATGGAGAATTTCAAAGAAATGGTAATTGAAAAGTTAAAATTATTCAAAATAGATGATGCTACAAGTATAGAATATTTCTTAAATAAAGCTTTATCTAGTATTAATAATTTTACAAATCAAAATTATACATTTGATAGCATTCCAGATGGACTAAAATATATATTAGTAGATAAAGCAGTAGGAGAAATACTTAATTTTAAAAAGCTCAACGGAGAGCTTAAAGATTATGATTTCTCCTCTGTTTTAAAATCTATTAAAGAAGGGGATACAACTGAAACTTATTCTGATACAGTAAAAACACCTGAAGAACTTTTTGAGATTATGCTAAATGATTTATTAATTGGTAAAGATAATGAGCTATATAGATATAGGAGATTACAATGGTAAGAAATTTACAAAAGTTATGGAGAGATACTTGTAGTATTTATAATTTTGAAAAAGTAAAGGATCCAAAAACTAAGACAACTGAGTTTAAAGAAATTTTAGTTGAGGAGAATATTCCTTGTAGGATTTCATTTCAAAATATATCCTCTACAAGTGAAACCCCTTCAATAGCTATAACAAATCAAGTTATAAAATTATTTCTTTCAAATAAAGTAGAAATAAAAGAAAATTCAAAAATAGTTGTAACTAGAAATGGAATATCTAAAACTTATAAGGCTTCAGGTATCCCTGCTATATACTCAATACATCAAGAAGTTATTTTAGTAACTGATAATAAAGGAGCTTAATATGGGACAAGCTGTAAAAATTAATATGGCTGGATTAGAAGTAATGAAAAAGAATTTAGAAAATATACAAAAAAATCAAGCTGAAATAATGGCAAGTCTTGTAAAATCTTTAGGAGCTTTATTATTAAGAAAAGTAATTTTTAGAACACCAGTTGGAGATTATAGTTATTTAGCTCAAACATCTAAAACAGTGGATGGAAAGAAAGTTCCAAATACTAAAAAAAATGGTGGAAATTTAAGAAGAAACTGGACAATAGGTCAAGTTTTTAAAAATGGTAATTTGTATTCAGTTGAAGTTATAAATCCTACCCATTATGCTTCTTATGTTGAGTATGGACACAGGCAAACACCAGGTAGATTTGTTCCTGTACTTGGAAAGAAGTTAAAAAGAGCTTGGGTTCCTGGTAGATTTATGTTAACTATTTCAGAGAATGAAATAAAAGAAAATATGGATGCTATATTAGAAAAGAAATTAGATAGTATATTGAAGAAGGTGTTTGGTAATGCTAAGTAGAGTAGTAAGTGCTATATCTAATACTCTTGAGAAAACATTTCCAGAAGCAGAAATATATGTAAATAAGATTAAGCAAGGTTTTGAAGAGCCTTGCTTTTTTATTCAGCTATTAAATCCTAATGAAAAACAAGTATTAGGGAATAGGTATAAACAAAAAATAGATTTAGATATCCAGTATTTTCCTAAGAATGAGGATGACAATTGGGAATTAATGGAAATGGCACAAAAATTAAATAATACTTTGGAAGTTATTAAAACTGAAGAAGGAGATTTATTAAGAGGCTTAGATAGAAATTCACAGTTTATAGATGGTAATCTTCATTACTTTGTAACTTTCAAACCATTTGTAAGAAAAGTAGGAGAAGAAGAACCATTTATGGAAGAATTAAAAACAGATGTAAAACCAGATAGGAGGTACTAATGGCAACTAAAGCAAAAAAAGATGATGAAATTCTATATTCAAAAGAACAAATTATCGCAAGTAAAAAATATTCAAATAGAAAAGATATATTGAATGTTTTATTAAAAGATGATGAAGAATATAGTTTTTCAAGGATAGATGAAATTATAGAAAATTTTATGAATAAGGAGGTTCAATAATGAATGGTGGAGGAACTTTTTTGACTCAAAATAAAGTTTTACCAGGAGCATATATTAACTTCGTTTCTGCTTCAAGAGCAACAGTAAATATATCTGATAGAGGTTTTGCTGCTATTGCTACTGAACTTGATTGGGGAGTAGATGGCGACATTTTTAAAGTTGAAAATAGTGATTTTCAAAAAGATACTATGAAACTTTTTGGATATGATTATACAGATGAAAAAATGAAACCTTTAAGAGATTTATTTATGAAAGCTAAAACTGTTTATCTTTATAGATTAAATGGTAATGGTGTAAAAGCAAGTAATGATTATGCGACTGCTAAATATAGTGGAACAAGAGGGAATGACATAACTATTATAGTTAAGACTAATATAGATGAATCTAATAAAAAAGATGTTATTACTATGTTAGGAACAAAGAAAGTAGATGCTCAGACTGTTGCTAATGCTTCTGAATTAATTGATAATGATTATGTTGTATTCAAAAAAGCAGCTCAGCTTACAGATACTGCTGGAACTAAACTAGCAAATGGTACTAACTTGACTACTGTAACTGGTGCTGAGCATCAAAAGTTTTTAGATTTAGCTGAATCTTATTCTTTCAATACTATTGGATGTACTTCTAAAGATGAAGTTATAAAGAAATTATATGTTCAATGGACTAAGAGAATGAGAGATGAAGTTGGAGTAAAACTTCAATGTGTTGTATATAGATATCCTGCTGATTATGAAGGAGTAATAAATCTACAAAATAAAGTTAAAGATGAAGGTGCTCCAGAACAATCATTGGTTTATTGGCTAACAGGTGCTGAAGCAAGTTGTGAAGTTAATGCAACATTAACAAATACAAAATATGATGGAGATTTTATAGTTGATACTAAGTTTACTCAATCTGAGTTAATAAATGGAATAAAAGCAGGACAATTATTATTCCATAACAATTCAGGAGATCCTTATGTATTAACTGACATAAATAGTTTTACAACAATTACTATTTATAGAAATGATGATTTCCAATCTAACCAAGTTATAAGAGTTTTAGACCAAATCGGAAATGATATAGCTTTACTATTTAATAAAAAGCACTTAGGAAAAAGCAGAAACACAAGTTCAGGAAGAGAAGGATTATGGAAAGATATAGTTGCACATCATCAAGAACTTGAAAGAATAGAAGCTATTGAAAACTTTGACCCTAAAAAAGTTACTGTAGAAAAGGGATTAACTAAAAAATCAGTAGTAGTTACAGACCCTGTTACTCCTGTGGCTTGTATGGAAATTCTTTATATGACAGTTGTGGTTCAATAGGAGGTAGATAGAGAATGGCAGATATGATAACAATGAATGCTAAAGATGCTATATCAGGTAGCTTAGGCGAATGCTATGTTACATTAGAAGGTAAAAGATATAATTTAATGACAGCAATTAAATTTGAAGCAAGTTATGAAAAAACAAAAACTGAAGTACCTATTTTAGGTAAAGTAAGTAAAGGAAATAAATCTGTTGGTGGTAAAGGTAGTGGAACTATGACAGTTCACTATAATGCTCCAATTTTTAGAGAATTATTGGAAAAGTATCAAAATACTGGAGAG